TGGGCGGATTTAAAGATCCACAAGCATTTATTAATACACAAATTGGTGACTTACCACCACCACCGCCACCAAAACCAGATGCAAACTTATTATTGGCACAAGCTGAAATAGAAAAATCAAAAGTATCATCACAAAAATCAATTATTGATGCTGAAACAGATCGTATGAAGATTATTATGGAAGATGATAGAGATAGAGATATAGAAGAAGCAAAAATTAGATTAAAAGTTGCAGAATTAAAAGCTAGATATGGCGCACAAGTAGATATTGCAGAAATAAATTCTTTAATGGAAAGAGATAGAGAGTTGATTAGAGCTATAGCAAAAGGACAAGCACAAGGACTTTTTAATGGCGGACAAAACAACAATTAGAATATTTGACGTTGATGTTGGTGAGGGAGATGAAATTTACTCAGCTAAAGACTTGCAAGCTGATAGTGAAGGTCAAGCTTTAATGTTTATGAGAATTTTATTTGCTGGTCAGATTGACGAGTTTTCAGAAGTCATAAGTATAAAGGAAAAATTAATACACTAATGTTTGATAAAATTTTAAATATATTTGGATTCAAATGGGCTAGAGCTAGAGACCATAAGGGTAGATATATACCAGACAAAAAGAAAACAAAATTTAAAAACGAAGCTTGGAAGATAGTTAGAAAATAAAATGGCTACTGTAAAGAATGTTGAAAAAACTCCAAGCGGTAGATTAAAATATCGTGGAGAAACATTCTCTGGTTACAACAAACCTAAAAGAGATGTCCAAGGTGGCAAAAAATTTGTTGTCTTAGCTAAAAAACAAAATGAGATAAAAATGATTCGTTTTGGTGATGCTAATATGAAAATAAAAAAAGATATACCGGCTAGAAGAAAATCTTTTAGAGCAAGACATAACTGTTCTACTGCAAATGATAAATTTACTGCTAGATATTGGAGTTGTAAAAATTGGTAATATGACTAAAAAATTTAAGAAAGTTCCTAAAACAAAAGGTGGCATACCAAAAATATATCTAAAGGGTGCAAAGAATCGTAAAGCAAGAGAAAATGAACTTAAAAGAACTGCTGAACTTTATAGAAAAGGTAAATTAACAGGCGCTATGATGGACGCCATTTCAAAATTAAGGAGTAAAGGTTGAGCAGAAAAGCTTGTATAGAAAAATACTCAAAATCTAGTGGTAA